TTGTGTGTCGCTTTCCAATTTAAAATTTCAAGAGCATTTGTATCTGTACAAAGAGTCTCTTTCATTTCTCCTGGTCTCGGACCAACATTAACACTTTCAGATTTATACAAATCAACAAGTTCATTTATGCTATAGTTTTTACCTGTACCTAATTCAAAATACTCTGCTTTCAAATCAGTTCTTCCTTGACAAGCAATCAGCGCACTACATATATCCAATACGTGAGTAAAGTCTCTTCTCTGTTCACCATCATTTGTAATCGTTAATGGTTCACCGGCTTCTTTTAACTCATCGAATATAGCAATCACGGTCGCATATGCACTACCTGAAGGAATCATATAATCACCATAAACATTATAGAATCTTGTTATTATAGTAGGCAAGTCATAGACTTTAGAATATAGTTCACATAACAACTCACCGTTGTACTTGTAAAAAGTATACGGATTTGCGAAGTGGTCTCCGTGAGTTGAACTTGAACCTGCATACACTACTTGAATGTTACCATTCGTTCTCGCCCATTCTAATATGTTTTGTGTACCTACTACGTTAGATGAAAATGTATTCATCGGTTCTTTAAAAGAAGGTTGTATTCTCGCTAAAGCCGCAAGATGATATATGATGTCAGGTTTCCATTCACCCAATATATCGTTTAAATGATTATTGAAGAAATAGTCTGCTACATCAAATTCGTGATATTTAACTCTATCACTATCTATCTGATTATAATGATATCCTGTTGAATAATTATCCAACACTTGAATATTGGCTTCAGGTTGTTCTTTTAAGATTTTACTAATTAAATTAGTACCAACGAATCCTGCACCGCCTGTTATTAATATGTTCATACTAAGTCCTCTATATCATCTACAGGTTTGTCAGTTTCTACAACATCATCTAATCCAAGTGCTGAAGTATCATACTTTAAAATTAGAACGTTACAAATTTCATTGTATAACTTTTCTTCAAGTCCTTCGTGTTCTCCTAAGATAGCTTCGAAGTCTTTTGATTGAAATTTGATGTCTTGTCCTTTATATTCTAAAGTATACCAAGCACCTGTTTGTTTAACAAGTTTGTATTCTTTCATCACTTGTAACCAAGATGCTTTATCATCGATACCTCTATCAAAGTACAAAGGAAAGTCTGCTCTTCTCAAAGGCGGACCTAATCTGTTCTTTATAACTTGTGAAGTTATAGTCATACCGATAGTATTCTTTTGTGCATCTTTAATTTGACCTTTGTTCTTTAAACGAAGTCTTGTTGAAGCGTGAAAAGGAAGTGCCTTACCACCTGATGTTGTATAAGGGTCTCCAAACATCACACCAAGTTTTTGTCTTAACTGATTAGTAAACACAAGTGCTACACGTTGTCTACCAATCATTTGAGTAATCTTACGAAGTGCTTTAGATATGATGATTGCTTTGTGTGTTGCATATCCATCTTTATCAAAGTCTGCTTCAATCTCAAATTTAGTAGACGCCGCAGCAACTGAATCGACTAATATAGTTACCAATCTATTCTTATCACTTTCACGAACTTTAGTAACAATCTCTTCAATAGCTTCGAAAATATCTTCTACGGTTTCTAAATGTAGATACAACATCTTCTTACTATCAACACCAATAACTTGTAAAAACTCTTCACTAACTGCTGTTTCAGTATCTATATAAACTGCAACACCATCTTTCTTTTGAGTTTCTGCGAGTATGTGAGCACCGAGTAGAGATTTACCACTTGATTCTAATCCATTAATTTCAGTTATACGACCAACAGCAATACCACCATTAGGTCTGTTTGAAATAGCCAAATCTAATATACTTGAACCTGTAGATAAAAACTCTCGAATGTCTGTAGGAGTTGAATCACTACCATCAAGAAAATATGCTACTTTATAATTCTTGAATTTTTTGTTTAAACCATCAGCTAATATATTAGCTAAATCGTCTTTAGTCTTACCCATACATATCCTTTACAATAGAGGTGGTTCCGTTACTTAGAAACCACCTCTGTTTCTTATTGTTTACTTATTAAAGAGTTGGTCGAACGCTTCTGAAGTATCTTTTACCGTTTTCTGTGAAAGAACTTCAGTAGTTACAGAATCACCGTCATCTTCCTTTTCATCATCAGATGGAGTCAACCAATTATTAAGAACTTCAGTTAGTTCTTCATAAGAACGTTCCTGATACATCTCTTGAATGTTTGGTTGTTCATTCAACAACTTGTCAAGAAGTTTGTCGTCATCTGTGATTGGAGTTTGATTCGGCTTTACCCTAATGTTAGTGACAGGAAAATTCTTTCCTGCTTCTTCAGCAGAAATAAATTCTACCGTTACATCACGACCATTCATAGCATCTGTGATGTCACCATAGTCAGGGTCTGCGATTACAGATAGAAGCTCTTGATAAACCATCTTACCAAAGCCCCAAAAACGAACTCCTTCAGACTCTTCACCTCTAACGATTACAGGAGCAAATGTTCTCATCTTTGCCATAAGTTTCTTTGCTATCTGATAATCTTCTTTGTTACCACTTGAACGTAGTTTCTGAGCAAACTCTTCAATCGGGTCAGGACGACCAAAAGTGATTGGAGAAAGATAAGTCTTTCCACCTAAATCATAATGAAAGAAAAGTTCTTGGAAGGGATTGTCTTTGTTGTGCTGATAAGGCACAATACGAACTACCTGTTTACCAGGTTGTGGCTTCCAAAGATTGTTAGTTTTAGTATTAGAAGTTTGAAGTTGTTCTAACCTTTTACGAATTGCTGTAATATCCATTACGTAATCTCCTATTAGTTAATTGTTAATTTGTTAATTGTTACTTTTGTAACCATTCATATATAAATATGAATCAAAATTTCAAAACGTTAATTTATTTTTGTAAATCAATAATTTCTTTTAGTCTTGTGTGTATCGTATTTAGTCCGTCTTTGTTTGTTAGTAAAATCGAATTACGATAATTGCCCCATTGTAATCTGTATGATTTATCTAAGATTCCATTGTTAGCATCTTTGATAATATGATTGACTGCATTGATTGTATACAATGTGTTTGTTTCTTTCTTTCTATGTAAAAGAATTGTGTTTGGTAAAAACCCTGTTACTTCTGATTTTACTACATTATAAGTCACCATCAATTCGTTAGGATTTTCTACTTTCTCTAAAACGTATAACTTCTTCATAGAAAGAGGTGCAGACTCTTTGATGATAAGGACTATTTCAGTAAGTTCTTTCTTGTTACAGAAAGTGCAGAGTAGTTGTGAATCTATCATTATTTAAAAGTATGTGCTTTTCCGCCACGAGTTATTGGAACTATGGCTGTTGGATTTTTATTTTCAGGTTTGATTGCTCTAAAAGAATCGTCTTTATTAGTAGATACGGTAAATCCTTGGTCACAACTAAAATTCATACCTGATAATATTTCTACTCCATCCATCTCTTTCTTTTTGTATTTGATACCTTTTGTAGTTTTATTTAATCCGTGTGAAACATTGTTAAAATTATTATACTCTGCATCTGCATTATTCATATGTGACGCCATATTACCCATCGCACAATGAGTAGCCATTGCTTTTATAACAGCTTGTCTGCCTTCATCGTCTAAAGATTGAAACTTCTTAGCAAACTTTTTATTTTTCATTATCTTTTCTGATATTTCAACTCCACGTTGATAATATGCATCATATAAATCGTTCATACCTTCTTTAGTCATAGGATACTCTTTTGCAGGACGACCATATTTGATAGGTTCAGGATTGTGTTTCTCTCTCATTGCTACTAAATGGTCTATTAAAGTATCGTTAGATTTTTTTAAATCATCATAAACACTATCATTAGATTTTGGCGGAAATGGTTTTGCATTATAAAGTAAATCGTAACTTTCAAAAGCATCTTTTATAATTTGTTTAGTTGCAGGGTCACCGTATTCTGTTAACTCTACTTTATCAGCTGATGCCGATTTTGCGCCTGAATTAAATTTAACACTTTCTCCACCCGTCACTTCTACTTCAACTAATATCTGTTGTATAGAATCTGCTACTTCTTCAACGTTATCATAATCTTGAATTTTTTTCAGTGCATACACATCACTAACTTTAGCAGTTTGGTCTGCAGGAAAATACGCTTCAAATCCTTGTGATAATCTAACACAATATGTTAATGCCTCTGCTACCTCTGCTCGTGAAGTTTGCATATCTCCTATTTCTTCCATCTTAACTAAAATTTGACCTAATTCTTCTTCATACTTCTTAACGTCTTCACCACTTATTGGTGGTGTAGGATTCTTTACGTTTTTAATCTTATCAATGAGTTCATAATGACCTTCACTTAATGGTCCATTAAGTTCTCCTGATGCTTCTAATTTTTCTTGTAATTTATTTCCTACTAAATCTAAGACTTTGTTCATAGCTTGCTTTTTACCTTCAGAAGTAGACACATCACCTATTTTAACAATTTCCATATCTTGCATTTCTCTAACTGCTCTATTATGTCTTTCAATACCAACTGAAACTATTCTTGCTTTTTTGTCAGCTTCTTCTTTTGACATATCACGTTTTTGTAAAGCTTTAGATAATTCATCTCTATCAGGAACTTCTCTTTCTCTATAACTTATACTACCAAAAGAAACCGAACCATCTTCATTTTTCTTAACCTTAACTTTATCTCTCTCGTCAGTTAATGAAGCAGGGTCTACATCTTTTGAACTTGTTCTACTATTAGTACCTGGTTGTTGTCTTAAACCTAAATCTTCAGCTAAACCTTTTGTATATTCAAAACTATATTTTGATGAATCATCACTTTTAGGTATAGAATATCTGTTTTCAACACTCTGTCCTTTATGTGAAACTTTACCTTTTCTCCAATCGTTAGGTTTAACATCTGCTATGTACAATGCAGCAGTCTTACCTTTCTTTACTGCTACCCATCTACGTACAGCCTCTAATTCTTCCTGAGACATTTCTTCTACACGACTTTCTTTATATTTAGTCATTCCTGATTTGACTAACTCTTTATCATCTCCCATATTTTCGTGTTTATCTAAACTTGTAATAAGTGTGTCGATTCTTTGATTTCGTTTTTCAATTACTTTTGGGTCATCAGATGAAGGATTTTTTGCTTTTTCTACAGGAAAATTAGGAACCATAACACCACTACCATCGTCACTTACATCTACTAATCCTTTCTTTTCTAAATCTTTTTTCATAGCATCAATACGAGATTGTACTGATTTACTTTCAGGTTCTTCTTCACCACCATCTTTTACTTTTTCAATATCATCTTCAGAAGCGTCTTTTTGAACTAAATCTTGAGTGTCAGGATTGTGTTTTTTAACTACATATGTGTTGCCACTATCTTTGTTTTTAACAATGTCGTCTTCGTTGATAAATCTTTCAGACAATTCTATAACATCAGAGTGTGGAAATCCTATAGATAAGAGATAATCGTATAATGCTTCTCTATCTTCTTTTATACTGAAATCAGGATATCCTTTTTCGTATAACCAAGATATTTCGGTAAGCAGTTTATCAAATGAGTTCATCGTAGTTCTTACCTCGTTTCATCTTGACAGGGAATCCATCTCTCTGTAACTCTTTTTGAACAATTTCAACAAATTTATCTCCATCGTTTTTGTTATAGTCAAACAAAAAACTATCGTAATGATATAATACTAACTTACTTTCAAAGTCTTTTGTTTCTTTTAATAAACTTTTTAACACTAATATATTTCGTTCTGTTTCTAAACTTTGTATCATATAGTTAAAAAGTTTTGAAGGATAAAAGTCTTTTACATCCAACGTTATTCTTCTTTTATAAATATCAGTTATCAAAACTTTATCTCTGTTAAAACGTGACCATAAATTAGTATAATAATCTTTAACTTTACCAAAAAATTCGTGTGTTTTTGCTATATCGTCAGGAACACCACCATATAAATACTTAAAAGTCATAGCCTTAGAGTCTTCATAAGACACGTTATATAGTTTACTAAAGTGTTCGTGTACACTTTCATCACCAAAATCATATCCTATAATCTTACCAATCAATCTTACGTGATAAGCATCAAAGTCAAATTCAATCAATTCATCAAATCTACTTTCTATCATTTTACGTGAACCATCACTCTTGTTTAACGCCGCAAAGTTAAGTCCATCATAAGCATTACTTGGTCTGCCTGTAGGAGTCAACACGTTATAATTAGTGAACATCAAAAGTTCTTTTGAGATATTATCTGATTGTCCGGATGGAACTAAAAGTGGTCTTACTCTCAAACCAACTCGTTCTACATCAGCAAAGACTTTATTAGCATCTGAATAAAATTCATTATATTCATCACCTATGTTGTCTTTATAGTTAGTAAACAAATCTTGACAATATTCTAAGTGTTTCATTACAGGAACTACGAGATTATTCATTCCTTTAGAGTGAAAGTATCTATGTGAAGTAGTTAGAAATATTTGATTATCAACTAAGTTACCTTGTTTCTGAAACTCTGCTTGTTGTAAATCAATAACGTTACTAAAATTAGCAAAGTGACAAACTGCTTTAATATCTGCTACATACTTAGGAATATCAGTATCTAAATGTAATAAACAATCTAAAGTAAGTTCAGGAGCTTCATCGTGATTGAATGATAAAACATATTCGTTATCTTTAGATGTCCGTACATATAGCATTAACGGATAATCGTTTAATGGATGTTTATTCTTACTTCCTATGAAATGTAAGAACACCCAATCAGAAGAACGATATTCATCCACAAAGTCCTCAAATTGGTTGTACTTCTCTATTATAACCACGTCTTAATATATAACTTTTTATTGATAATGTCAAGTGTTTTTTTAGTAAGCTCCTCCGCCTCCTGCACCGCCGCTCATAACACCTGCCGGCGGTCCTGTCATAGCACCGCCTGTGCTTTTATTTTTCTTTGGAACTACTTCATTGTTAGATTCTTTAATAGGTATACTCTGTACAGGAGCAGGAATGATAATGTTCCCGTTTTTGTCTCTTGGTACATTAGCTATACCCAAAGCTTTACGTTGTTTAGAAAGTTCACTTGCTTCAGGTATAATGTAATATTCTATAAAATTATTCAATACATTTTTAATTCTTGGGTGTTTGATAGATAATTTAGATACTGCTAATCTATTTGCTCTAAAAACGTTTGTAGGATTTCCTATTAGTGTCCATTCGATAGAAAACTTTTCATATAAAGGAGAATCAAATTCATCATCTACTTCTTTTATAGATTCACTTGGGTCGTTTCTTCTTTCAACAAAATATCGTATAAAACTACCTGCGGCGTAATCTTCTTGAGATGGGCCTTCTTTATAAAATTCATCTGCCATTGGAGTGTATGATTTTCCAAAGTTATTAGTGTAAACAGAAAAATCACTTTCATACTCAGGCAGTATTGGCTTTATTAATCGAGATGTAACTTGATGTTTACCACCTGTCATATAAAACTCCTCAAAATCATTTGTGTAATGTACGTGATACGGAGTGCCTTCTTTAACAAACTGATTATTGTCAGTATATATAAAAGAAGAATTATCAGGTACCCGACCAGCATTGAATACTCCTCTCATAGTATTTTCGTGTATCAAGTCTATGTCTAACTCAGCATCTCCTCTTTTTATTTTAGACTCATTTGCATTAATTACACGATTGTTACGTGTCTGTTCTTGATAATTAGCTTGTGCCATTAAAATCTCTTTTGATAAGTTTTAACTGAATCAGAAACTTTAGGTCCTTTTAGTCTCTCTAAGTACTTATAACTATTATCGTTTTTCAGAAAAGACTCACTTTCTCTACATCTACCTTTTTGACTCTTAGATTTATTACCGCCAGGTTCAGGTTTTTCTATCATTGAATCCCAAAAAGTTCTTCGTATATCAAATGGCACAGCACTTTCAGGGCCTTTCTCTTTAGGTCCGCCATACATTATTTCATTTTTATAATAAGTTCCTTGTTGTATTACTCGTGTACGGTCTGCTTGTGTAATTGAATTATCTTTTTTACCTAATACAGCGCCAAGAGTTTTCCATTTAGGTACTACTCTGTATAGAAGATTGTTTTGCCAAGGTAGTCCTCCATAAAAACTTGTAGGCTTCGGTTCCGGTTTTGGCTTCTTCTTTTTTGGTTTTGGATTTGGTGGCGGGTCGTCTTGTGGTTGACGAGTTGACGGGTCTACTATAGCCTTTCTTCGTTTCTTAATTTTAATATTTTTCTTTTCTTTTAGTACGGTTAGTTTTGTTCTTTCAGGTTGATTCAACATAGCATTAATTGCATCATTTAAAAAGTCGTTGTTTAAACCTGTGTCATTAGCAGGGTCATTACCTGCGGCTTTTAAACTATTTTGTAATTCAGTAAGTTTATCAACCATTGATTTACCATCTTCGTCTTTTCTATTTGCAACGTAAAAATAAGTTTTTTCTCTTTTATCCCACTCACCAAAGTTTTTCTTATCTTTGTCTTTATCTCTCATTGTATCATTGTAAGTAAATCTTGTATACAATCTATTTAAAAGTTGTTCAGGGTCTTTGCCAAACGCCTCAAAATAACTTCTTCTTATATTTTGAAACTCTTGTATACTCAACACATCTGTAACACCCATAGAAAATATTATAGGATGAGAATTTGGTCGTCCTTTAGGATATATTTTAATATCTTGTTTAGGCGCATTTGCAAAAGGTTCTATCGAAGCCGCACCATCAACCATCGATAATACTATATTAGCAGTATCGTTCTCTACCATTTGATAAGGTACAAAAGGTTGTGGTGGGGGCGGTACTTCCCAATCATCAAACGTTGGAAAGTCAAAATCTAATGGTTCTATATCAACATCATCTGCAATATCTTCTTCGTCAGGTGGAACAGGAATAGCCGGTCTCTCGATTGGTGGAGGAGGAGGGGGCGGCGGGGGCGGTTCCGGTAAATCTGAAAAATCTTCAAACTCTAACGGCTCTAATACTTCGTCAGGTAAAATATCTTCTTCTTCTGAAGGAATAGGAATTCTTGGCCTTTCAGGCATTGGTAATGGTGGCTCCGGAGTTGGGGCTTTTTGTATTGGTACTTGTTTTATTTTTTTCTCTGTTTGTTTTTTCTTTTTCTCTGTTTTTGTTTTTAACTTTGATTTCTCTTGTGGTAATGGCATTTCTCTTCTTCTCATCAATGCTGTAATAGTAGTTTCCCAACCTGATTCAGTTAGTTCTTGTTCTATATTTTTTACAATAAAAAAGAAATTTCTTGCAACAATGTCAGGTAAATAAGATACGGTAAATGCTTGACCTGGTAATATACCACTGATACCATCTATCTTTAAACTTAATTCAAAATAACTTATAGTATTATTTAACTTTTCTAAAGATTGTACATTATCATTATAAATTATTTGGTCCATATAACCTTGATAATCAGAGTGAGTGTTTACTTGAATAAAACTAACTTTTCTACTTCCTTGCATTGGTTTAGTTGTTGTACCTCTTAGAACTTTAAATTGGTCTAAAGTCGCAGTAGCTGTTTTACCATCTATTTCTTGTACAGGTATGCCTGTAATTTGTATTCCATCTGAAGTTTCTTCTATTGATGGTCCGTCTTTTAGTTCTGTTGCAGTTGTATATTTTATAGAACCGCCTAAGATAAACAATCGGTCCATTACATCGCCTATTGCTGTCAAGCCAACGTTTATCTTTGGATACTTATCTCTTACTCTTTGTGCATTTGTTTTTTTATTAGTATCTGAATCTTCTTCTGCAGGTCTATTTTGTTTTACAAAGTCCGGTGCTATTCCTAAAAAAGAATCATTATAAGCAGTTCTTCTAACTTCTAAATAATTAAAAGATGCATCACTAAACATTTCAACTTCACCTTGACCATCGTATGAAGTTTGGTCACTAAATTCTATTGTTGTATTACCATCATAAACTGAAAGTGTTAACTCTTTAATTTGGTCTTGAGACATATCTTTATATTGTGGTAATCTACCAGCTTTGATACCTTCATTTATAACAAATTCTATTTGACCAGGAGAATCGCCTGGATTGATTGATGTAACAAAAGAGGTAAGTTCATTTGGACTAATATTTTCATATTGTTCTATATAATTAGTGCTTCCAAATGAAGCCGCTTGTAATGGATTATATCTTGCTTCAGGAGTAACTCTTTTTTCTTCATCAATGTCATATAGTAATTCTGCTTTAAGACCTGAGTTTACTCCACCAAGTGCATCAGTTAAGTCAAATTTAGTACTTGCTCCAATCGTAGCCGCTAACTCTACATTTTTTGGTATTTTACTATTAAGCTCTAAAGACTTTACTATAGAATCTTTTGAAAAAACTTCAAATTTAAAATAGTCATTAGTTTTTACATTTCTTAAATCATATACACTCAAAAATCCTGGTAAGAATACATTACCACCTACTTCAAAATTAGGAAAATTGTGAAAGTTAGCCGATATAGTATTATACATATTTTCTAAACCTTCTCGTAAGGTACCAACACAAGACATCTTGTCAAAAGTAACACCTTGGTCCTGAAAGTAAGTTACATTATCATTACCCGCCCAAAACAATTTATACCAAGGGTCATCATCAAATCCTTGTAATTGATAATCTTTTGTGGTTGGATAAAAATTTCTGTCACAAAAATTTCTATTAGCGGTTCCTAAAAAAGCATCTTGTATCACGTTAACGTTAATATACATATTTCTTATTTTTGCCATAACGTGATTAGGATTTGTTATTTTTTTGTTAAGTGAAGTATCAGATTTCGTTGGAACACTATCTATAATAAAAGAAAACGCTTTTTTTAATGTATTTTTTAATGATTTAGTATATCCTTTAAAATCTAAGTTTTCGTTTAGACTATCACTTTCATAAACACCAAGAACACTTCTATCTAAAACAGCCTCCATAGCTTCTGTGTTTATTAAACAATCTGTAAAATTCATAGGAATGAGTTGTGAATGTGTTAACATTAAATTACTTTCTAATATTGCATTAGTATTATCATCAGGAAATTTAAAGTTTTCATTTAACTCTGTTGAACATCTAAGTGACCTAACACCACTTACTATTCTGCTGGAGTCTAAATCTGCAGTACCAAATAATCTTGTAAGTATATTGTCTTCCGCATACTTTACACTAACATAATAGTTTATGTAAAAAGAATCAACCGTTTCTTGTTCTTTACCTTTTTTATTCTTTTTAACTTCTTTTCCTATTTTTGTACGACTTCCTTTAGTCATACAAATAATTAAATCTCGTGTTTTATGTATAGCAGTAAATCCAATTAGTGTAGTAGTCTCTGTTCCTTTTATTACCTTTGCTTTCCTACCTTTTGCTCCACTATCAATAACTTGGTCTTCTGTTTTTTTATATCTTTCAACAGGTTCAACATAAAATCCTTTACCTTCTAAGATGTTTATCATTGTCTTTAGTTTTTGGTCTGTTTCGTTAACTCTACTATAAAAAACAGATGATTGTGGTGCGTCATATTTCTTGTTGCCGGAAGAATCGTTTATCTCAAAAGTAAAAGCATTTTTTATTGAAAATACTTCTTGTATATTTTCTTTTATTTTTGACAAAAGTATTAAACCGTTTCTTTCATCTATTGGTGCAACTTGAAACGTATCGCCTTCTGATGTATTTTCTTTTATAATAGGAATACTTTGTGGTCTGTTCTTATTAGTAGAAGAATGATACATTCCATAACCTGAAGTTTTTAAATCTATAGTTAAATCATAACCACCTTGTTGATTTAATTTAGCACTATAATTAGATACGGTTCCTATAAAAACGTCACTATTACCATTCGTGTTAATTGCGAACTCTTCAGGAAATGTTTGTGCTTGTGTAAACTTCATAGAAACTGATTCAGGCCCGGTTCTTACTAAAAAATCTCTTGGTACTGCTTGCGCTCTTAAAATATCAATTCTTGGATTTGACCATCCAAACTCAAGATAAAGTATTGTACCTATTCGAACAAACTCAGGTACTACTTTATCATATTGTTCATTAGAGTATACTTTTAGTTCTATAGTAGCTTCTTTAATTGTGTTAATAGTTGCACCTTCACCTACATATGCAGTTCTAACAGAAGAAATTCCTGGTGGCGGAATTTGTCCACGACCATCAGAATCGGTCCAATGTGTTTTATTGAAATAGTTTACATCATCAGAATTTCTATCTAATAAAGTTCCTTGTATTTCAGTTTTATACAATGGTGATACAAGACGAACATAGGTTGTCTTAGTCATCATTTCAGAAAATGAATAGTTTAAACTACCACCTTCTAAATACTTACCGTAGTTCTGTCTATCTAAACTTCCACTTCGTCTATTAAGTTCTTCTGTTACATTGCTGTATAGCTTTTCGCCTAACATAACCTACTCGTTTAATCGTTTGAAATCAGATAATATTGGTTCAATCTCTGTTGGTATTCTGTATTCTTTTAAAGGGTCTACTTGAATATCTGCATTTGTAACACCATTTGCTAAAGTAACAATCCACCATAAAGAAGCGTCACCATAATAATCAAATGCTATTTTATCAAATCGAGTGCCTCGAGGAAAATTTCTAAAAGAATCACTATCTCTTATTTGTATCTTTGGATAAAAAGTAGTGCCGTAGACTCTATTACCTTCTTTATTTTGTTTAATTGGTGTATCTTTATATCGCATTATACTTCACTTCCTTGTTCTCTTTTAACACTCGCATTACCTATTTTAATTACATCTTGTTCAAGTGAACCAAATCTTTCTGTAGGTCTTCTTCGAGTTAAACTCTTTTTATAGAAATCTACGTTAGGGTCTTCTTTATTATACTTGTAAGTAAGTTCTGAGCCTAATGCACCTATTTGTTGGTCTTTATCAGTATTATCTCCGCCACTTCTTTTAAAGAAAGGTTGTAAATAAGGCACATCGTAATGTTTGCCAAACTGATGTGGGATGTGTTTTCCAAAATATCTAAAAGTTAAATTAGCAGTTATATGTTTTGGAAATTGAAATCTTTCCATTTCCCAAGTAGTATTATCTTGAACATTTACTGATAATGTTTGAATGAATCCTGGTTGGTCTCTAAACATATCACCAATAGTTAATTCTACGTTAGGAGAAATCATAAATCCTGCAGTACTATATTGAGGATAACATAGTCCTACAAGATAATTTAATTTTTCCATTATAAATGGCATCTCTCTGTGGCTATGTGGATATAAAGTAAACTCTAATGATACATCTCTGTCAACACCATTGTATACATAATATTTATCAGGTCTGCCAAGATAACGTTGTTCAGAATATTCAGGTGTTATAGACTCATTGACGTTATTTATTACAGCTGAAAATTGTAAATATCTACCATTAGATTTAGCACCTGTCCATTGTTTTGTCTTAAAATAAAAATCAATAAAATCATATTGTGTACCTGCTTCTTCTCTTACTAAAGGATAACTATTAACTCTGTCTTCAAATTCACTATAAAAACGTTCTTGTTTATCAAACGCTTTCTTTAAAGGAGAACCGCCTGCTAATAATCGTGCTTTATAATCTCGCCTCTCTTTTTTATAATCCTCTGCCATCTGTGCTTCAATACCTGAGTGTATTTCTATATCTGCTACAGGATTGATAGGTGCTTTTTCTACTAAATTTTCTTTCTTAGCATTGCTATATATGTTTCTACTTTTATCGTCTGATGCGGCATCTTTGATTTGACCATAAGCTTTAAAATCATAGTTATTAAATTGTTCTTTTAAGCCTTCAGTTTTCTTATAAAAAGAAGTTGATTGACCAGGTGTAGTTGCTTTAGTTAATATGTTATCAACATCTTCTAATGGTCCACTTCCTTCAGGCCCTTTGTAAGGGTCTAAGATTCCACCTATTCTAAAATAATGATTTGGATTATGTAATGCTATGGTGCCTTTGTTTAAAACTCCGTTAACTGCATTTACAACAGCATTTCTTATTCTACCTAATCCTCTTTGTAAAACATTACCAGCGTCAGGTCCTGTAAGAGATGGCTGTGCGTATTGTTCAAATGGTGCATCTTCGTTATCTACCCATCTCACTTGTAACGCAGTTCTTGATGTTGACTTACCATCTCCTATAGTTGGAAATAATGAATTAAATATTGGCTCAAGTACAGGCTCGATAAAACTTGGAGCGGCATCTTTCATAGATTGTACAGGGTCTTTCATCAAATCTTCATATTCTATACCTAATACGTGTCTTTTCTTATGATAAAAATCAGTACTGAATAACGATATAGGATTCCATACACGAGTTTCAATCGTTCTGTTTACTAATTGTAAACCAAATTGTTTTAATCCAAATAAAAGTCCTTTACCTGAAAGTATAAATTTTCCTTTTCTCAAAGCATCATCTATCTCTCTGTGTACTCTACCTGAAATAGTGTCAGGAGTTCCTCTTACAAATCCGCC